TATTCCTGAGACTTTTTTGGGGGGGACATTTCTGAGACTTTCTTGAGAACCGAAATGAGACAAAGAGACGTGAAAATTAAGATAATTTTAAGGACGTAGATTAGGACAGCGCTGAGACCACCCATCAGGTAAAATCAATTAACGGAAGGAAGTATCAGAATTGAGCTTGATGGGTGATTTTTATGTACAGGTCCGGCGCATTATCTCCCGGTCTCCGAGGACAATGTTGTACCCTGTTGGGACGCATTCTTTGCGCCCCGCCATCTTTGCGGCCTCTTCCGGATGCGCCGCCCCACCACAATCTCATATCGCCCCATTCTGCCCGCAGCAATCATGCTGCGGGCTTTTCTGCGCCTATAGGGCTTCACTGCCGTTCTCCGCCTCCGTGGATTTGAAATTTTCACATTTCAAATTTACGGAGGTTTTTTATGTATTACAACACAAAGGCAAGCGGAGCGCGGATTCGTGAGCTTCGCATCGCGAAGAACTTCACGCAGGATAATCTGGCAGAACATATGAATGTTTCCCGTGGTTTTATCAGTCTCATTGAGTCAGGGAAGAAAGGCTGCTCGGTCGATGTGCTGATCGCGCTCTCAAACCTGTTTGGTGTATCCATCGACTACCTTGTCCTTGGCACTGCCGCTTTCACTGCGCCGGATTCCGCTGCGCTGAAAGCAGATATTCAGGCATTGATCGGACTGTTGGAGAAATTCAGGGAGCAGCTATAACCGATGTTACTAATGGTAAAGCGAATGTTACTAACGTTATATTCAAAACCGGCGCACGGTCTTCTAAAATAAAACTACAGCGAAAGCTGACTGTTCCTTGAAAATTTCATGCTCATTCATCAGGTACATTCCTGCATATGTGCGAGAGCACAAGCCAGCACAGCGGTGCGCCACGACCTTCACGAGCGCGGACAACATTCAATAAGCGCAGCTTTCGTGAACGAGCGATAAAACCGACTGCAAAAATCGGGTGGTTCCCGATCCGGCCATGACCGTATGCAGGGCTAACGATACTTCTGTCCAGCCACAGCTTCTTCACGCAATGGGGGCAGCTCGGAGCGATCCTCGGAGGGGTTCAAATCCCATGGAGCGGTGCAACCAGCCGCCGCCTGATGATTTCCCACGGCTCTGGGGTGTCGAGGACAAATTAGGGCTGTACATACCAAAACAGAAAGGAGTCCTTGCCCTTGAAGGAGAACTGGACATATCGCCGCGGCGATATCTATCTGGCGAACTTAAATCCCTATTTTGGCTCAGAACAGGGCGGCACGCGCCCTGTTCTTCTGCTGCAAAACAACACCGGCAACTTCTATTGCCCAACCCTCATTGTAGCCCCTCTGACAGCCCGCAGAGGCAAGAAACCGCATCAGCCTACACATTATCTGCTGATCTCTGTAAAGGGCATGGACGGTGCATCTGTCGTTCTTCTGGAGCAGATCAAAACCATCGACAAGCGCCGCGTGGTGCGCTATATCGGGCGTGTCAGCCGCGAACAGATGGACGGTGTAAACGAAGCCCTTCAAATCAGCCTGGGCCTCTATATCCCGGAAGAAATGGAGGCTCCGTAATGAAGTCCACGCTGCCGGTTATCCCGGATTCATACATTCCTCTATCCAGTCATAACCATGAAATAACCCAAGCAAGGAGGTATGGCATGGACGCATATACGGCATCCAACATGGATATTCGCGCCGTTGACCCTGCGGCGCTGGTGGATATCCGCGATGTAAAGGTCAACACAGCGCTTCCCAAGCGGGAGCGTATTCTGGATTTCATCCGCCAGATCGGCAATCCCTACTGCTACCGGCACGGAAAATATGTGGTCAGGGTCAGCTTTGCCGATACGGATATTTCGCTGGAGGACAGACTGGAAGCATATATCCGCACAAAGGGCTGACCCCGCGACATCCTCGACAGTCATGTGCATTGCAGGTACAATTTTGGAGGAAAGGAGCTGGCAATATGCAAAACTGCAAGGAAACAAAAATCTGGAACGCCACGCTTTACCTCCGACTGTCGAGAGATGACGGGGATAAAGAGGAATCCAACAGCATCACCGGGCAGCGGGAGCTGCTGCGGGATTTCATCCGAACCCGTCCAGAGCTTCGGGAATACGCCGTCAGGATCGACGACGGCTTCACAGGCTCCAATTTTGAGCGTCCGAGCTTCAAAAAGATGCTGGAGGACGTAAAGGTGGGGCGCACCAACTGCATCATCGTAAAAGATCTTTCCCGCTTTGGCCGAAATTATCTGGACGCAGGCGAGTATATCGAGAAGATATTTCCATTTTTAGGCGTGCGGTTCATTGCCGTCAACGACAACTATGACAGTTTCGGTGGAAAAAACGCTTCGGACGAGCTTGTCATTCCGTTCAAGAATCTCATAAACGAAGCTTACTGCCGGGATATTTCCGTGAAAGTCCGCACCCAGCTTGAGGTCAAGCGCAAGAGCGGCCAGTACATTGGCGCATTTGCCGTCTACGGCTATCTGAAAGATGAAGCGAACAAAAATCACCTGATCGTAGATGAATACGCCGCAGATGTCGTGCGGGACATCTTTTCGTGGAAGCTGGAGGGCATGAGTCCGCAGGACATAGCCAGCCGTCTGAACCACAATGGGGTGCTCTCGCCTATGGAGTACAAGAAATCTCTTGGCATGAAGTTCGCCACTTCCTTTAAGGCGAACCCGCAGGCGGTATGGTCGGCCAACGCCGTGCTTCGTATCCTGAAAAATCCGGTCTACACCGGTGTGCTCATTCAGGGCAAGGAGACCACACCCAGCTATAAGGTGCGAAAGCGTGTCACAAAGCCGGAAAGTGAATGGGCGGTCGTTCCGGATACCCACGAAGCCATCATTGAGCGCAGAGATTTTGACAGCGTGCAAAAGGCACTCTCGCTGGACGCCCGCCGCAGCCCCGGCGACAGCGCCGTACAGCTTTTCAGCGGCATGGTGTTCTGTGGAGAGTGCGGCGCAAGTATGGTACGCAAAACCGTCCCCTCCGGAAATAAAAAGTATGTCTACTACGTCTGCGCAGCGCACAAGCAGGACAAATCCTGTTCTCCCCACCGGATGCGTGACGAGGCGCTTTCCGATATCGTGCTGGAAACGCTCCGGCAGTATATCCGGGACGTAGTAGACCTGGACGATATTCTTGCTATGACGGACACTGCGCCGCTCAGAACCGCAGAAGCCCAAAAGGTACAGCGGCAGCTTGACAAAAAGCGCTCGGAATATGAGCGGCTTCAGAAGCTGCTCATGTCCCTGTATGAAAACCTTGCAGACGGGATCATCGACCGGGAGGAATACGTAAAGCTCAAGCAGAACTACGCAGGACGCTGCGCCGAGTGCGAAAAGCAGATGGAAACCTTGCAGGAGACCATTACGCAGATCAAGGAGCACGGCGGCGAGCACCGGGAGTGGATGGCACAGTTCCGGGAGCATCTGAACATTACGGAATTGGAGCGCAGCATTGTGGTGGTGCTGATCGACCGCATCCTAATTTACAAAGATAATCGTGTGGAAGTCCGTTTTCGCTTCGCGGATGAATTTGCATGGCAGACGGATATCCTGCGCCGGTCGCAAATCAGAGAGGTGGTATAAGTGGCAAGAACCAAACGAAAGACAAACCCGGTCATTCCGGCGGCGGAAGCTCCCGCACAGGCGCAGAAGCAATACCGTGCCGCCGCCTATGCCCGCCTTTCCGTGGAAGACAGCGGCAAACCCGGCGCGGATACCATTGAGGGGCAGAAAAATCTCCTGCTCCGGTTCATCAAAAATGACCCGACGCTCACCCTGTACGGGCTGTTCTGTGATAACGGGCAGACTGGAACGGATTTCCAACGGCCTGAATTTGAAAAGCTCATGGAGGCGGTCAAGCGCGGAGAGGTTGACTGCATCGTGGTCAAAGACCTGTCCCGTTTTGGCAGAAACTACAAGGAGACCGGCAATTATTTGGAGCGCATTTTTCCTTTTCTGGGCGTGCGCTTCATCGCCGTCAACGATGGATTTGATACCCTCACCGCCCAGCGGGGCACGGACGGTTATCTGGTGCCGCTGAAAAATCTCATCAATGAGGTTTACAGCAAGGATATTTCCAGGAAGTCCGGCTCCGCGCTGGCCGCGAAGCAGAAAAACGGCGATTTCATCGGCGCGTGGGCACCCTACGGCTACCGCAAATGCCCGGACGACCCGCATAAGCTGGAGCCGAACGAGGCAACGGCTCCCGTTGTCCGGCAGATATTCCGTTGGCGTGCCGAGGGCATTGGCGTCACTCAGATCGCAAGGCGGCTCAACGATGGAGGCGTGCCGTCGCCCTCCGCCTATCTGTATAATACCGGGGTTTGCAAAACAGAAAAGTACAACGGTGTAATCTGGTATGTTCAGACGGTCAAAAACATTCTGTCTCGGCAGGTGTACATCGGACACATGGTGCAGGGCACAAAGCGGCAGTCCTTCTACGAAAATCGGGGTCAGTACATGAAGCCAAAAGAGGACTGGATCGTCGTGGAAAATACCCACGAGCCGCTGATCGACCAGGAGACCTTTGACAAGGTGCGGGCGCTTGCCCAGCGCAAAAATGCGGAATACTTTGAAAATCTCGGCAGGTTCACGCATCTGAAAACCACTGAAAACATCCTCAAGGGGCTGGTCTACTGCGCCGACTGCAAGCGTCCGCTGGTGCGATACAAGAACGTGAGCCACGAAAAAAAGCTGTGGTACACGTTTATCTGCCAGACGCACACCAACGACATCACAAGCTGCCCCAAGAAGAATATCCGGGAGGATGTTTTGATTCCCATGTTCCTGCAAGCCATCCAGACGCAGATCGCTCTTGCCGCTGATATGGAGGCGCTCATCCGCAGGGTGAACAGCTCCCCCAAATACAGAATGCAGACTGCGACGCTGCAAGGCAAGCTGGATGCGGCAAAAAAGGCACTTATGCGCTACAACGGCCTGTACGACAGCTTGTATCAGAACTATGTGGATAAGCTCATGACCGAGCAGGAATATATGACACTGAAACACCGCTATAAGGCCGAAGCCGAGGAAGCGGAGCGATTGATTGAAGCCCTGACCTGTCAGCAGGCGGCGGAGGCGGCGCACACACCGGAGAACCCATTCCTTACGGCTTTCGGCAGCTTCCGGGATGCGGATACCTTGACCAGAGAAATGGCGCAGGCGCTGATCCAGCGCGTGTATGTGGACGGTGGCAGCAATATTGAGATCGTGTTCCGTTACCGGGACGAATACAAGGAACTCTGTACATATTTGGAAGGGAGGCAAGCTGACGCATGAGAACGGCGATTTATCTTCGCATATCCAGCGAGGACGCGGATTTGAGAACCGGCGAAAAGGACGAATCCGAGAGTATATCCAACCAGCGCAGCCTCCTTCGGGAATATGTGTCCAGCCACGCAGAGCTGTCCGATTCTGAAATACTGGAATTTTGTGACGATGGCTGGAGCGGTACAAATTTTGAGCGTCCTGCGGTAAAGGAGCTTTTGGAACAGGTCAGGTGCGGGCAGATCAACTGCATCCTGGTCAAAGACCTATCCCGCTTTGGCCGTGATTATCTCACCGTGGGAGACTATATTTCCCGCGTATTCCCGTTCCTGGGTGTGCGCTTCATTTCCGTCAACGACAGTTTTGACAGCAGCAATCCGTTGGCCATCGACAGCCTCGATACATCGTTCCGGACGCTGATCTACGACCTGTACAGCCGCGACCTCTCCCGCAGAGTCAAAAGCGCAAAGAAAGCCAGAGCCGAACGCGGGGCGTTTCTCAGTCCCTATGCGCCTTACGGATACGTCAAAGACCCGGAAGATAAAAATCATCTTCTGGTAGATGCCGAGGCCGCCGACGTAATACGACGCATCTTTCAAATGGCGGCAGATGGCACGAAACCATGGCAAATCGCGGCGGCGCTGAACGGCGACGGTGTAAGCTCTCCAAAGAATTACAAAGTCGAGGCGGGCTGCACAAGAATGCCGTGGCGCAGCATCCAAGAGGAAAACTTCTGGACGGCCAGTCTGGTTGCAAAATTCTTGCGGGACGAGCGGTATATTGGTAAGACAGTGTTCGGAAAGCGGAGCCGGGATATTGTGGGCAGTACACACACGGTCAAAATCTCCCGCAATGACTGGATTGTCGTCCCCGACAAGCATGAAGCCATCGTGCCGGAGGCGCTGTTCGAGAAAGCGCAGGCTTGTATGCGGGAATACCGGGAATATGAAGCTGCATCCGGCAGCGGCAATCCGCTGAAACGCAAGGTGATCTGTGGCGTGTGTGGTCACGCCATGCAGCGGGACAACAGAAAGAACGGTTCCTACCGCTGCGTCACGAAAAGGCTGAATACCGGCTTTGACTGTTCGGAGGATAGAATCCCGGAGGCCGATATTCTGGAAGCGGTGATCGACACCATACAGGTCTATGCCCAATATGCCGTCAGCATAGACCGACTCCTTCAAACAAGGCAAGCACAGCGGCAGCTTGACCGAAAACAGGCGCAGCGGAGATTACAAACTCTCCAGAGCCGGAAAGCCCAGCTTGACGAGCGATTGCAAGACCTCTATGAAAGGCTGGTGGAGGGCGAGATATCCCGTGAGAGCTTCGCAGCACAGAAGAAAGCCCTGACGGCGCAAGCGGAGGAAATTTCCCACACAGTCTTGGAGCTGGAGCGCAAAATAAGCGACAGCGACGACGGCGGCAATGCCGTAATCGAGCAATTCAAGAGCTATGCAGGTATTTCAGCGCTGACCAGAGAGATTTCTGCTGATCTGCTGCAATCCGTCACCATCTACCCGGATGGGCGCATGGACATTCGATTGAACCTTGCCGATGAGATCAAAGCTCTGATGGAGACCCTACGCCGGGAATCCTGTCCGGCGTAAATTTATTAGTCCTTTTTATACAGCAGCCGACGAGGGCTTTTCCGGAAAGAATATTCAGGGCAGACCGGAATTTCAGCGGATGCTGAAGGATATTCGGGATGGTAAAGACGGTGTTTCCTACGTGTTGGTCTTTAAACTCTCCCGCTTCGGAAGAAATGTAGCAGACGTTCTGAACTCGCTGCAGGTAATGCAGGATTTTGGTGTCAATTTGATCTGTGTGGAAGATGGCATCGACAGTTCCAAGGATGCCGGAAAGCTGATGATCTCAGTGCTGTCCGCTGTCGCAGAAATTGAGCGAGAGAACATTCGCTCACAGACAATGGCGGGACGGGAGCAGAAAGCCCGAGAAGGAAAATGGAACGGCGGTTTTGCTCCATACGGCTATAAGTTGGAAAACGGGAATCTTGTCATTGCGGAAGATGAAGTTGAAGTCATCCGAATTATCTATGATCGTTACATCCGCACCAATGAAGGCGTTGCCGGGGTTGCCAAGCATTTGAACCGCAACGGTTTTGTAAAGAAATTGCGACAGAATAACACCATCCCCGGCTTCTCAAGGAATTTCGTGCAGGATGTGCTGGACAATCCGGTTTACATGGGAAAGATTGCCTACGGCAGACGGAAAACCGAAAAGAAGCAGGGAACGCGCAATGAGATGCATGTGGTCGAACAGCCTGAGTTTCCGGTTTACGACGGACAGCATGAGGCCATCATTTCAGAAGAAGATTGGTATCTGGCGCAGGAAAAGCGAAAGCGCAATTCCTTCAAGCAGGAGAAAATCAACAATCCAGACCATGCCCATATCCTATCCGGCATTCTGAGATGCCCATGCTGCGGCAAAGGCATGTACGGCAACATCGCAAAGGCTCATGGCAGAGACAAGAAAACACGGTATTACTATTATTGCAAGAATACCATTACCGCTTCCGGTCATGAGTGCAGCTTCCGACTGAACATAGATCAGGCAGAGCTAAACAATGCAGTTGCCAAAATCATCTCCGCCATGGTCAAAAAGCCCCGGTTTGTGGAAGCTATTCAGTCAAAGATAGGAACGGCTGTGGATACTGCGGCATTGGAACAGCAGGTGGAAGTATTGCAGGGGCGGCTGAAGCAGATCCTCGGCATAAAAACGCGGCTGGAGCGTCAGATGGACACTCTGGATATAAACGATGTTCACTATGACAGAAAAATCTCAGATTTGCAGCGCCGTTATGACGAACAGTATGACATAATAGTGGAAATCGAATCTCAGATCGATGAGCTGCAAAGTCAGATTCGTAGTATCCGACAAGAGAAAATTTCTGGTGACAATATCTATCGGCTGCTCTTGGCCTTCGACGCAGTTTATAACTCCGCTACCGAAGCCGAGCGGAAGGAGCTTATGAAGGCCTTCATCGAAAGAATTGACTTGTACCCGGAGAAAAGGAAGGACGGCTGCTGGATCAGGAGTATTGTATTCAATTTCCCGATGCCTGTTGAAGGCGGGGAAGTAAAAGAATTGTCCTTGGAATCTGAGACTACCGTCGAGACGGTATGTCTCTTAGTTCTGAGAAACCCGGTAACACATATCAACATTGATGTGGATGTGGAAGAAATGGTGCAGGATAAAAGAGGACTGGCAACCTATGGGCAAATCAAGGATTATGTTTTGGAACACAGTGGCTTGAATGTCAGCAGTCTTTATATCGCTCAGGTAAAGCAGAAACACGGCATTATCGAGCGCGAGAACTATAATAAACCGAAATCCGAGGATGCCAGGCAGCCACAATGCCCACTGGAAAAGGAAAGAGCCATTACGGAGGCATTGAAACATTTTGGAATGCTATAAAATAAAGGAGGTGTTTCATGTATAACCCACAGCTTGAAACTTTTCTGCGCGTGGCGGATGCAGGCAGCTTCAACAAAGCCGCCGAAGAAAGCTACATCACGCCCACGGCTGTCATCAAGCAGAT